TTAATGCTATGAGAAATATAAAGTCTTGGTCATCTGATTCTTTATCTGGTTGATAACCGTTAACTGATAAAGTAAATCTTAATGATGGTGCAACTGTTTCAACCATATAATGGTATGGGTCTTTGTTAGCCACTGGTGTTAGTGATGGTGGTTTCCAAATGTGTTGCACAATATCGCAGGGCATTGTTAGTCCTGCTCCTGCTATAAGAAATTTTCCACGTTTAGTTATCTTTGTAACTACTGGATGTGTGTAGGTTCTTCCTGAATCGTCTGTGATTCGTGAGTCTGCTACAAGTAAACAATGGTCTGGTTTTTGTATACCGATTATTGTTGTCATTGGTTCCACTTCTTTTCAAAGTATTCTTTATCTGCAACGGTTAGTTTCATTAGGTCTTCGTTGGTAGATGTTAAATGGTTTGGGTGTATGTGTTCCACTTCTGCTGGAATATAAACCACTTCGCCTATCTCTTTTGCTTTCAATCTAATGTCATCGTCACCATACCACCATCTGAATGTTTCATCTGCTCTGATGTTTGATTTAATATCAAGCACCCAACAGTATCCTGGTATGTGTCCTGAGTATGGTAATGGGTAACCAAGTGTGGCTTTAAGTTTGTTCATACCGTAAGCAATTTTATTTATAGGATTATTTTTTAGTTTCACATCATCGTTTAGTACAGCAATGTAGTCAGCACCAAATGTTCTGGCAATGTCTATGCCACGATTCCACCATCTGTGGATATTAATTGGGTCTAAATCCCAAATGTTATTTACACCCTCTATTGGTTCTGATTCAACTGTATGTACTATCACAATTTTTTCAGGAGAGATTTGACTTTCTTTAATTATATCAGCAAGGTATTGACGGCGTGTTCCAGTAGGAATGGTCAACCAAATGTCTAGGTTACTATCCGTCATATCTATCTTCATCCTTACTACTCTTGTTGCTCAACCATCATACTCTGATGATGTTACTATCAACCTTGATTCTACCACACCTTATGTGGACATACCAGTAACTGTGACTGAACCTGTTGATGCTACTGTTTCAACTGTCACTGGTACTCCTCAAACTAATCCTGGGTTTATTGATTCTTGGATTGAAATCTGGCAAGACACTGTTCGTATTGCTTACAATGATGATGGTGCCCATAGTGCTAGCAATGTGCTAGCATCCATAATCACTATACCGTTGCAGGTTGGTGAGTATTTTATTCGTGCAACATCATATGCTTATGCTTGTTGCAACCAATATCCTACTGGTTCTTATTTACTATCTACTAACTTAATAGTAGTTAGTCCAACCCCAACTCCGTCTTCATCACCGACAATCGATGAGCCAACTCCTGAGCCTTCTTCTCCTTCTCCGTCACCGTCTGATATTCCTTCTCCATCAGAATCTCCAGAGGTTCCAGTTGTTCCAACTCAAGAGCCAAGCGAGCCAGACCCTGTAGTTTTATCAGAGTCCTCAACGCCTGAGCCATCTCCCCTTCCAAGTGTTCAAGATACTTTAGAAGCAATTGTTGATTCGTCACCTAGTGTTTCTCCTTCTTCTGAGCCTTCTTTTTTGATACCTGAAGTTGAGCCAACTCTTTCTGCCATTGACGTAAGTCAAACTCAGCCTTCAATTCTTGATAACCTAGTACCACAATTTCTTTCAGAATCAATCCAACAAATATCTGCAACCATAAGTAATTCATTAGAAACTATTTCCAATCTTGGTTCCGAGTTCACACCTGAAGAGCGTGAACAAGCCCAGCAAGTTGTGCTGGGTGCAATAATTGTAACACAACTATCAACTGCAAGGAGAATAAAGTGAGAAAAGTTTTATCATTCATCTTGAAATATCTTGATGCCTGGGCTGGGGAAGCCTTTACCCTGGTTGGTTTGGCTATTGCTTGGATGGTGCTACCTCCTGGTGAAACAAGGGATGTTGTTGGTATCATTTGCCTTGGGGCTTTTGCCATTTGGACACTGTTTAAGGTCACCCTTAACAGCGATTCTGAGGGCAAATAAGGGCAAAATTAGGCAGTTTCATGGGCAGGTTGGGTAGGAATATCCGACCTGCCTTTTTTTGTTTTATAGTCACTATCATATTTAGGTGGTCTTCCACCCAATTTTTTGATGATAGCATCAATGGCTCTAGTAACTTTCATTCTAGCATTCTCGCTACTTAAACCTAAAGCAACACCTAAATCTTTAGAGTTACGACCATGCAAATACCATTGTAATAATAGTTCTTGATGGTGTGGGCTTATGCGTTCGAAAGCATATGAAACATCTGCTTGCATAGTCATAAGGTTTCCACCTTCACTAGGTGCAAATGTTTTCCTATCACCATTAACATCAGAGAACACTGGTTGAGACCAATCATCGGTGAGGATTGATGGAAGTATCTCTTCAACCACATCACGATGATAGTAAGACAAGTCTGTTAACTCGTAACCAACTGTTCTTGCTTTTTCTTTTTGACAGAAATCGTGTGCACGATTATGTAAAGACCTGTTAACAAGTTTAGTTGCAAGTTTCTGGTCATCCATCTTAGACCACTCATCAACTTTGTTAGGGTGTTCAAGGAACCATAACCATAACTCTTGAATGATATCTTCTCTTGGAACCATAGGATAATCTTTGTGTTTAGAGTAAGAAACATTCTTAACTAAGTCATTGTATTCTGTAATGTAATCTACCATTTGTAACTTTTTCCTTCTACTACGAATGAGTTACCTACCATTGGTACAGGTACAGGTGTTACTTTACCTTTGTCAATGTATAGAATACCAAACCCACTTTGCCAATTTGCTGAACCACCTTTAAGGTAGGTTGCTTGTTTCAAATCCATTATGTTTCCAACTTCAAAGCCATACAAACTTGATGTTTGTTTACCATTGAATGATGTGTTGTGATGGATTAATCCTTGCTTATGTGTGTGCCCACACACCACTGACATACCAATCTTTCTTGCCAATGATACTGCTGTGCCACCAGCGTAACGACTGGTCGCGCCTTCATCACCGTGACCCATAACCCAACCAGGTGCAAATGACCATAGTTTATTATGGTATGTGATATCTAGTTCACGGTATCCTAAAAGTTTTTCGTACTTCAAATCTCTAAGTGTTGCTAACGCTGGCGCATCACGTTCAATGTATCTTTGTATTCTATCGCCATGATTACTTCTCATTAAATGAAAAGGTTTACTTCCTATTGCTTTACGAAACTTACCCATAATAGAAGTAGTTTCATCAAGGTCTCGTTGTAGATTAGAATGTTCTGCAACATATCCTTTAGACCAACGTGCTGGTGCAAGACAATCAGCCTCATCACCAACACAAAATAGTTCATCTGGTTGGTAGTCTTTAACAAATTTTATTACAGCATTTATTGCAGGTTTATTATGCAAAGGTATTTGCATATCTGATAAGACTACAATGCGTTTCATTCAACGCCTTCCCATTGTTTATCTAGCACCATCATTGCGATGATTGCATAGTTTGCTATATCCAAAAAAGAATCACGTAATGATTCATTCTCTGGTGTTGCACCTGTTTCAACAAGGTTATTGATGCGAGCAAGTTTGTCAAACATTCTCACACGTAACCCATTAAGTGGACCACCAGGTGAATCAGAAATATTCTTTGGTCCATAATCTTTTTGTTTCTTAATTAACAGTTCTGCTAAACCATCTGTGTACACATAGGTTAGTTCAGCAAACTTTATTTCATTGTGCATTACGCAGCAACCTTCCCTTTGAACCAGTCGGAGCCATCTTTAATAAACAAACTGTTAACATCTTCACCATCAGGGATGGTGATAGGGATAACACCTGCTACTCTTCTTGCTAGGTCTTTAGCGAAGTCACGTCCTGCTGTGTCACCATCAGCAAACACATATATCCTATCAAAGTCTGACAAGATTTTGTAATGGTGTGACTTAATATTTTTTACACCAGGAATACCAATAGCAGGGTAACCTAGTTTAGAAAGTGTCATAGTATCTATCTCACCTTCACATAAACATATCCAATCAGTTGCCTGAAAGTATGCTTCAACATTGTAAAGCCTTGTCTCAGAACCAGGAAGTCCAAGATATTTTGGTTCAGAATAATCTATTGCCCTGAACCTGATATCAACAACACCTGCTCTAGTTATGTACGGTATCGCCAGTCTGTTCAGATATGCTTCGTGACCTACGAGTGGTTGGTTCACCACTCCCAGACGAAACCTCTCTGCGTCTGCTAGAGATAGTCCCCTTTTGCTGAGATACTCTTCTGCCAAGTTGATTGACTTTTGGTAGTGAGATGTTGCTTGTTCCAGTAATCTCTTCTGCTCTTGATTTTGCTTCACGAAAACTAATCCCTTCTTGTTCCATAATAATCTTGTACAAATCTCCCTTAATACTACACGCAAAACAGGAGAACGCATTCACCTCTGTGTTAACTGTTGCTGAGGCATGACGGTCAGAATGAAAAGGACATTTCATACTGCGCCATCCTCTACCAGATGGGACTTTGTTTGCCCCATATAGCATCAACACTTTTGCGATAGGTGAATCAGACATCAAGTTCCCTTATCAAAGATAGAAACATATACACTGGCATGGTTGCGTACCATTCACCAACATCTAATGTTCCTTTTCTTTTATGTATAACAGCACCTGTTACAGCGTTAGCATTGTCTACTTCAACTTCTAACTCTTTAACCCAACCAGATAGTTCCATCTTCTTGTGGTCTTTAACTTCAAACACCACATCATCAACGCCTGATATGTCACCTTTGTCTAGGTTACCTTGTAGTGCACGACGCTCTGCTTTAGGGAAGCCGTTTGCTTTAAGGTATTTAACTACAGCAGTTTCTGCAGCAGTACCTTTTTGTTTAGACTTGCTCATCTTCACCTATATTCGATTCGTTGTTGCATGTGCAATACCAAATGGATGAACAGATATAACATCTGCCATCCATGTTTCTCATAAAGATTCTCTTGGGTCAGCCAGATACATAAACTCTGGATTGAATGACAGATAAACTGGTTCATTACCAGAAGCGTTTGCTTTACCGTAACGATTCTTTACTGGTGCAACACCCATCATACCGTTAGGTGTTTGACCTATGGTACAAATCAGTGCTGGTAGTTGTGAAACTTTACCTTGAATCGCTGACCTTGGTGGGCAAGGGTTACTATCAAAGGCTTCACTTGTGTGATGAAGGATAAGAATCGCAGCGTTAGTATCTCTTGCTAAGAATTTTATTTCTTTCATAGTCTGACGCATACTAGACCACTCTTCGCCACCACCATCAGTGATATCGATAAGGTTATCTAACACAATCAAGTGTGGGTTCTCACCGTGAACTTCTTCAAATGATAACACCTCTTCATCTAAATCAGATAAAGATGGTGCTGCATCAAATGACCAGAAGATATGGTTTGAACCTTTGTTGATGGCATCTCTAGCGAACTTAACATCTGATGATAAAAGTTTCTCTGCTTCATCTTGGCTCTTACCTGTAAGCATTGAGAACAAACGCATACTCATTGTGTGTGCACCTGTGTCTGCTGAAACATACAAGGTAGGAACTTTCATCCAAGTTGCTAACGCCAAAGCCAGTGTTGATT